TAGACCTGCTTGAACAATCAGCAGCCGCCCTCCGCGCCCGTCCGCAGGCGGTGGCGGAAGGGTTTGAGCGTGTCGCATGGCAGCGCGTAAGCGATGACGGAAAGCCGCTTCCTATTTTTGTCACACTGCGAGAACACCTTTCGCCAGTGTGCAAATACCGCGAGGTTCTCGCCGCCAGCCAGTCCGCAGGAGAGAAGCCATGAAGTGGGCAATCCTCGCATCCCTAGCCGTGACGTGCGGCATCCTGGGCTACGCTGGCCGACCTGCTGTGCCGGTGATGCCGGCGAACATGCCGACGGTTGGCGAGACGCGGGCGATACTGCTCGACTGCGAGCGAAGAAATGGCCGGCAGTGCGTTTTCGCTGCTGTGCCGGTGATGCAATTTTCAACAACGATGAGAGGTGATTGAGATGTTTAAGATGATTGGTAATTTGACGAAGGCGGTTGTCGGCGTTGTGGTAGAAACTCCGATTGCCGTGGTTGCAGACTGCGTGACGATGGGCGGTGCGCTTACAGACCGCGACAAGCCATACACTGCGGAGGCGCTGGAAAAAGTTGTCGAGAATGTCGAGAAAGCAACAGACCCAAACAAGTAAACGGTGCGCCTCGCAAGAGGCCGCATTCTTGGAGAACGGTATGGATGATTGGAAAGATGTTTATGGGTACGAGGGAATGTATCAGGTATCGCGCGATGGGCTTGTGCGAAGCCTGATTACAAACAAGGTTCTAGCGCGGTGCGAGTACCAGCCGCGTCGATTTTGCGTGTCCCTGCACAAAGACGGAAAAGGGAAAACCGCCAGAATACACAGGCTTGTTGCTTCCGCATTCATTGGTGAGATACCAGAAGGCATGGATGTAAACCATATCAACGGAGACTCTGGCGACAACAGGGCCTCAAATCTTGAGATTGTTACACATTCACAAAATGTGATTCACCGCTATTACGTGCTTAAGCAGCAAGTAAGAGAGGTTCTCGCAACGAATGCCAGAAGCGGTGAGCAGACGCTATTCGGTTCGATCAAACAAGCAAGGCGCAATGGGTTTAGTTACAAGTCAATAGTTAGGTCTCACGAAACTGGGCTTCCGACACGAAGCGGGTTTTACCTATCGATCATATAAGCACCACCTTCCACGAATGCGAACCGCCGACCGTTCGTCGCCCGATTGATATATCTAGTTGCGCACGGAGTAGCGCACAGGTAGAGTTATCACATCGGCAGCGCAGTGCTGCTACAGACCGGGAGAGAGACATGAAGTACGCAGCGCGCATCAGCAAGAACGGCGACGGATTCTACGCAATGATTGTGATGATTCACCGCGACGGCTTTGAGCAAGTAATCCACGGTTACAAAGGCCGTCAATTCTCCACTGAAAAGGCCGCGACCCGCTCGACTGATAAATTCTTGGCCGCACGCTAACCACCCCGCCCGGCCCAGCCGGGCAACAACAAGAACGGGAGAACGACATGAAACCATCAAACCTCTACGCATACCGCGCCCTCCGTGGCGGCGTCTGGGAGCGCACACGTTCTTGCGGCTGGTATCGGATGGCGACCCCTACAGGTACGCAGCCGACAAACACGGAAAACTTTGAAGATCACCGCGCCGCGCACCCGCTTATCGTGGTCTGCGCTATCTGCATCGTCGGCGTTAGTGTGTGCGCTATCGTGGCGCTTGGTTAATCAAAAAACGAAACGGGAGAGTGACATGAGAAAGGTAGCGATTTACAAAGACGTGCAGTACGGAAGCGAACTGGTGCGCGAGGTGTCGGAGTGGATTGAAGAATCTTCCAAGTACATCCGAACATCAGAGATTGTAGAGATTGACCCTCCGCCGATTTCTCGAGATGTTGTCGTCGCGCAGGAAGTCGCCGCGCTTGAGCAGGCAATAGCAGAAATCGAAGCAAAGGCCTACGACGCGACCGCCAACATCAAGGCGCGTATCCAAGAACTGCTCGCGCTGCCGGAGTCCGTGTGATGCCAACCATAACCGTAACCGTGACCGACTACCAAGGCCCACGAGAGTTAGACCCGCAGTGCGAGGTGCCAGACCTCGACACGGTGACGCACTACCAGTGCGGCGGCTGCGATACGCTGTGGCGTGAGCGTGACAGCGAGTGTTGCCCCGGCTGCGGCGCGACGGTGAAAGAGTTGCGGTTTTTCGACCTGCTGAAAGAAGTGGAGGTGCAGAAATGAGCACCAGAACCGCAGGCCTGATATTGCTGGCTGTGTTCGTCCTGATCGCAGCGACCGGTCTGATCGGCGGCTGCGAGAATCACGACGGAGACTCTATGGCGCTGTCGTCGGAAGACTGCGCACAACCTGATGCGAGGTGCTACAGGTGAGCAAATTATATAGAGACTGCAAGCACGGGCAGCTTGCGCGCCAGTGTCCGCACTGTGAGAACGAAACGATGGAATCAGAAATCGAAACCCTCCGCGCCCAAGTCGCCGCGCTTGAGGCGAGGCTGCGGGAGGCGGGGGAGCAGGTGCCGGTTGCATACATGCACAACAAACGTGCGGACGTTATCCACACATCAGTTAAATCACTCCTTTCGGACTTTGCTGTAAATTCCGGCCCGGAATCTATGCTCAGGCCGATTGATAAATCGGAGCACTACACGATCCCGCTCTACGCCGCCCCCGTGCCAGCGCAGCCCGCCGCAGACGTTGCCGCCATCGCGATGGCTGTTCGTGATATTCCCAGCCGCATTGAATCATTGGGCGGCCAGCGATTCGCATACGTGAAACTTTCAGAAGTGATCGACACGATCTATTCAGTGGCCGGAAAGCAGCCAGCCGTGCCGGAAGCGGTGGCGAAGGATGCGGAAGCCGTTGCGTACCTGACAGAACTCTGCGAACGAATCGACAAGCACCACCACGTTTTGATGAGTGGTGGTTCTGCGAAACTGCTTGCCACGTTTATTCGCGCCATCCTCTCCGCAACCGACACCGAGGGCCGCAAAGATGATTCCGCATAAGCAAAGATTTCTGCACGATCCTACTAACGGTTCCTTTGGCGATTGCGATAGAACCGTAATGGCTTGCGTACTTGAGTTGTCTCCAGATGATGTCCCGAACTGGGGTGTTCACCACGACAACTACGCAGCATTCATGCGCGAGAAAGACGACTGGCTTGCCAGCGTTGGTCTTGTTGAAAACAGTTTTGCGTTCGAGTGTTCCCGCGAAGAAATGGAAAACAACCTGAAACTAATGTTTCGCGGCATGTACGTTTTTCTAACCGGAACCAGTGCAAACGGTACACACCACGTTGTAATAACACTCAACGGCGCAATCATCCACGACCCTGCAATAGATAACTCTGGAATCGTTGGCCCGTGCGATGATGGTTATTGGTGGGTTAGTTTTCTAGTTCCCCGCATTCTCAAAGAGGGCCGCAGCAATGGCTGATGCGAACCAGTGCGATGGATGCAGTTCCGGGATGAGCCTGCATGAAGGGAAACACTACGACCGGCACGGCTTTGCCATCATGTCGTGTCAAGCGCACAAATACGCAGCCACCACTCCGGCAGACGCGGCGCGAGTTGTGCCGACGTGCTGGGATTCTTGGGGTTCGGAGGGAGGTGTGACTGCCTACTATAACGAGATCGACGCTTTCGCAGCGCAATGGCTGCGCAACCTGATAGCAGCCGGCCACATCGCGCCAGGCATCGTTGACGAAAGGAGTATTGAAGATGTCAAGATAGACCAAGGCTGGAAGGCGGATAGTGCATGCGGTCAAGCAGCCTATGGCATGTCGGGCAAAGAACCCACACCATGGTTGGCCATTGCATGTTGGCCGCTGTGCGGCGTTGCCCAAATCGCTCGTGCCCTGGGCGGTGCGCAATCTCAGTCACGCGACATTCCCCGCAGGACTCACAGCACCGAGGTGCCGTTGGGTTCAATTGATAAAAGCGTCTGTTTTGCGAATCAGGCGGAAGTTTATGCTTCGTTCTGGCGCGATATATCGCTTCCATTTTTGGGCGTCGCTCATGGAATGTCTTTGCTGACAGCGCATTACTTGCGCGCCTGCACTCGTCAGAGCAAATCCATTTGTTGTGCTGCCCAGGTCCAATCGGAAACACGGTTTGGCAAACGCGGCATTTATGACCGTCAGACAAAGGCTTTGGTGGGTTCTTCTTTTGCCACCTCCCTTTGCAGCGTATCGAGCAGTATTTTTTGTGCGAATGAGCACCTGCCATTTCTAGGCCACATTCAACGCAATGAGGCTGCAAACTTTCCACTAGCAAACTCCATTTATTAATTTTATGATTTTACTAAAAAAGTGGGCTTACTACAACGAGGTAGACCCGTTCGCGGCTCAGTGGCTTAGGAACTTGATCAAGGCTGGCCATATAGCATCAGGAGAAGTAGATGAGAGATCAATTGAAGATGTTCGACCAGACGACGTGCGAGAGTTTGTTCAATGCCATTGGTTTGCAGGAGTTGCAGTCTGGTCACTCGCCTTACGCAACGCAGGATGGCCAGACAATCGTCCAGTGTGGACAGGATCATGTCCGTGCCAACCTTTCAGCACGGCAGGCAAAGGCGCTGGCCAGAAAGATATCAGACATTTGTGGCCGGTTTGGATTAAACTCATCAGTGCGTGCCAGCCTGACATCATTTTCGGTGAGCAGGTTTCCTCGGCACTGGTTTTAGGAAAAGCCACAAATGAAAGTTTGCAAAACCTGCGGGCTGAATTTACAGGAAGCGGAATTCTCCAGGCATACCGGGGCGACTCTGCGAGCATCTTGCAAGGCTTGTCGAGCTATAGCCGCCAAGGAGCGCTACGCGGTATCGGACAAGGCGGCGATCATGGAAAAATATCGCCAGTACAAGGAAACACGGAGGATTACGCAGCGGGCGAGCTACCTGATTACCGCAGCAAAACAGCGCGCCAAGAAGAAAGGCATACCCTACAACTTGGACGCTCACAGAGTGGAAATTCAAGAGGTGATAAACGCCGGGGTGTGCCAGTTATCAGGGATTTGTTTCAATTTGACGGGGAAGCAAGCATGGAACAGCCCATCGTTGGACAGAATAATCCCGGCACTGGGATATACACGGGGGAATGTTCGAGTAGTTTTGTTTTCTCTGAACGTCATGATGCACGACTGGGGGCTGGAGACGGTTCAAGCGGTAATGGCGGGGTTGTCAAAAAACAAGGGGTAAAAGATGACGAGCGAAGAACTTCAAGAGCGGGTAACGCTGAATCTAATGAGGAAGTTGGAGGGGCTTGGATCGACCTTGTATTCAGCGACTTGGAAGCCTCAGGTTACGCCTGCGCGGCGGTTGCTTTTCCGAGTTCGAGCTGCGGTGCTCCGCACATCCGAGACCGCCTCTACTGGGTGGCCGACACCACAGACCAGCGACTCGACGGGAGGCGGACAAGCGAAGCGGGCGATGGGCGAGGGCAGGCACGGGTCGAACCTGAACGATTTTGCGATGCTGGCGGGCTGGAACACCCCCGACAGTCTGCCTCCATGTTTTCCCGCCAGACTAACGGCTTCTGGGCAGATGCTGACTGGCTGCTCTGCCGGGATGGAAAGTGGCGGCCAGTTAGCCCCAAGCCACAGCCGCTGGTTGATGGGTCTTCCGAGAGCCTGGGACGAGTGCGCCCCGAAACCATTCAAGAAATCGAAAGGGAAATAAATGCGTGGTCAATGGAAAGCCAAATCGACAGAGATCAGGCATTGCGAAACCTGCTTCTGCACCTTGGAGCGGCGGCGCAACGATGCTGGACGCTTGGAGGGATTCCGGGACTTCATGAGGCGCCGTTTCTGCTCGCTTTCTTGCGCCAACTCGCGCAGCAAGGGTGGGGAGTCGCGCAACGCCTACCTATTTCATGCAAGGAAGTTGCTGAAGCCGGCGTGCGAGGCGTGCGGCTCGACGGAGAACAGGCAGGCGCACCACGTCGATACGGACTGGCAGAACAACAGGCCGGAGAACGTGCAGACGCTGTGCCTTTTTTGTCATCACTTTTGGCACGCCATGCACTTGCGGAATGGGACGACGCCTACGCAGCCCATGCCGAAATTGGTTTCCCACTCGCCCATAACGCCCGCAGCCGCGTGGGACGACTGCGCGCCTCAGGGTTGAAGTCGTCCAATAGGGTGGGTAGACTAAAGGGGTATGGCAACGCGATTAACGCGGAGGCCGCCCGCGCTTTTATCAGGAGCTACATGGAATGCCTGTAAAAACCTGCCCTACTTGCTGTACCGAAAAAACCTTAACCGAGTTCCCGCGAGATAGTTCACGGAAACTCGGCGTAGCCGCGCAATGCCGTGACTGTCGCGCAGCTAAGTCCAAAGAATATCGTGCCCTAAGCGCGGATCGCCGCAAAGCAAAACAAGCTGAATGGCGCGAGGCTAACCGGGATCATCTGCGAGAAAAGAATGCCCGCAGGCGAATAGAAAAGAGGGCCATGTGCTTGATAGCGGCGGCTAGAACGCGCAGTCGAAACAAAGGTACCTACTTTGCTCTTGACGGTTTCGCGGAAGAGCTACAGCGCCGAATCGACGCCGGCAGGTGTGAGATCAGCGGCGTTGACTTTGACCTGTCTCCGGGAAGAAAGCCGAACAGCCCAAGCCTTGACCGCATCAACCCAAGCCTTGGGTATACACCTGAAAACGTAAGGGTTATTTGCCACGCCTTGAATGCCGCTCTGGGCGACTGGGGCGAATCAGGTCTTGCACCGATAATCGCTGGCTGGATGCTCCAGAAAAACGCTATCAACGTTGAAGCGGCAAAAACTTTCATTGAATCCACAGGCCTAGCATGACCTGCCGTTACCGCAGACCGGCGCAGGTGCCACCGTCAGGACAACCCGATTCCACGGCCAAGCGATGACGACCTGCTGAAAATGTACGCCAGCCGCACGGTGGAAAGCATCGCAAGCGCGCTGGGACACAATCACAACACGGTCAAGTCATGGATAACGCGGGCTATTCACAGAGACGAATACAACCCGCGCAGCCGGGCGCAGTTTAATGCGCGGCGATTGCGCGAGGAACTACGGACATGACCGCAGCCGACCGCCACTACCGCAGGGTGCTGATGACGCAGGCGCGAGTCTTCAAGCAGCGTGGCAGCGATTTTTACAAGACGCTGGTCATGTGGGCGCGCCGTCGCGGCCATGCCAGCGAGCCGGTGCAGATTTCTTTTCAGTTCGATTGACACGCGATAAGCCGGCGCGACTTCCGGCGATAAGGAAAGAGGTGATTTATGCTTAAAGAATCAATGAGTCGCGTAGCAGTCGGCGCAACAATCGCAGCAGACAGGCGGCCAGAGCTTGACGAATTGCTTGAGGACTTGTTCAGTCAGCGTTACCGGCTATCGGAAGGCCGTGAGAGGATTGCCCGCGCTATGGGTCGCCTTGGCGTGCAAGAGTTTCCACGTCCTGAATGCGGAGTTTGCAACGAAAAACAGGCACAACAGCCTAGCGCCGTTGACAAGATTCGGATCATCCGCGACCTCATGCAAACCGAGGCCAGCGAACTACACGAACTTGCCGACCGGCTGGAGACTTTTATCTAACCGTTGACACTCGCAGCAGTACGCGATACAACTGACGCGCTGGTAACAGCAACTGGGTCGTGCCAGTAAAAGAGAGTAGCAACAAAACCCGCTTTGCATCCGCCTTGAACTCTCAAGGGCACGACCGGATGTGAGGCGGGTTTTTTTGTGTATCATGTGCGCACCCGAGAACGCCGCAACGGGCTAGTGGTTACTGGCCGGGCGCACCAGCAGACCTGAATCGACAGTTATCGCCTCGCAGACGTGCGAGGAATCGGGCATTTATATCAAAACCGCGCCGACACCCAGCCCCCCACCGTAGCCACCCCGCCAGCCACAGACACAGCAGGCCCGACAGTCACCGGCCCGAACTGCCGACCGTAGGCCGCTATCGTGGCGTCACCTACGCGGGCCAGTGTCACGACGTTGCGACTGTCCTCCCTGACGTAGACCACGCTGGCAGGGACGTGTACGCCGTCCAGCAACTCGCCGCCGTCCACCCGCTCCGACACGCGCATTCCGTCTGCTCCGTGGTCAGTCAGATCCAGCCGCACAGTTACGGGCGCGCAGTATCCTGCCACTGGCGGGTCAGGTTTTACGACTATCTCGATAGTGCCAGCAGGTTTGCCACCGGCAGGCGTTTTCGGCGCAGGCGTGACGATGCGCGCGCCCGGTGATTTTACGAGCGTAGTGCTGCCGTCGTCGTGGTCTATCGGTGGCGCGAATCGCTCCGCGACTTCCGTAGGCGCGTGATACCTGGCAGACAGATACCAGCCGCAGGCGAACGTAGCCAGCAGCAGCGCGACTAGGCAGGCAAGGGCGACTGCGTGGTCAGGGCGCACTGGACGCCACACACTGCTCGTAGGTTTTCAGTCGGCGCTTCCACAGCCCGAGGCACCCGCTCTCACGGTTACTGCAATCACGACCGGCAGCGAATCGCCACATGAGGATTGCGTCACACGCGCCGCGATAGTCGCCAGTGTTGAGCCGCTTCACCATCGTAGACCGGCAGAAAGCGCCGCCGCCGATGTTGTACGTCATGTCCGTATAGATGTCGTATTCGGCCTGCGACAGTGGCACCTTGACGCACGACTTGACCGCGCCCTCAAACTGCACAACGTCACGCGCAGCGCGCTGCACAGCGGCTACCGGGTCTGTACGGTCGCCAAGGCTGACGCCGCCTGTTGACCCAAAGCCAACTGTAGGCACGTCACCGGGGATCGGTATCACGGCGCGGTCGGTGTAGCCCTCATGCACGAGCAGGCCGACAAAACCAGCCGCCGATAACGACAACGCAGCGACGGCAATCCGCGCCTTCACTTGCGCCTCTCCGGTTTGTGTCCGATATTTTTCTTGCGCCGATCAGCAAAATATTCCGTAGACCAGCGCCACACAAGGTGGCTTATTTGCAACACCAAAAACAACGCCGTCAACCACAACACAATATCGCTCATTTGCACCCCCGCAATCATTGCTCCGCTCACTACTACGGGTGGCGCTGATTTTGCAGCAGCGGCGATGGCCGCGTGTTCCGTGGCTGCGTGTTGTGTTGTGTCGTGCATCACTCGACACCTACTACTGTCATAACACCGACACAAGCAGAATCGGCTCGCATCCTATAGAGTGCGTCAGCACCCGAATGCACAACGCTAGAATCAATATCAATCCATTCGCCATCAATCTCCCGCTGCAAAATCGCACCTGTGCAGGTTACAGTTTCCCCGTCTACAGCGGGGATTTCGATACTTTCTCCGGCGTAGGGAAAAGTCAGTGTGAGTGTGATTGTGCGCATCATGAAGAAACCCCAGTGTACCCGTCAGGTATCGCATAAGCCCAATCCGACGCGCCAAAATTTGTTAGGCTTTGCCCGCCAATTGTCTCGCTAATCATCGGGTACAGTGGGCCGTTGCCGAGCGCAGAAATAGAAACCGTATCTAGCAGCGTGTTACCCATGTACCAAGTGATTTCATTGTTAACGCGATCAACCAAAACTCTCACAACTTTACCAAGCGCCCAAGTTTCAGTGTTTGCTAAATATGTGCCAATGTTCGTGCGATACCACTGTAAACCGGCGTACATTCCAAAACCTTGATCGTCTGCCCCGACAAAAAAACCTAACTCAAGGCTGGCCGAACTCGTCGCAATACCGACAACGCGCGTCGCCGCTAACGAAAGGCTTTGCACCTCGAAATATTTTTTTTCACCAGTAAGAATAGCAATTGTCGCCCGCGCGGACGGCCAAACATCATTGCCTGTAGTGTGCAAATCCCCATCAGAAAGCCCAATTTCTGGGGATTTGTCCAGAGGATTCCACGTCGCGTAGGTTACTGGAGGCGTCGGGCCAGCGCTGGAGCCGCCGATAAAATCTATGCCTTCGATGAACTCAATATCGCCCATCATGGAATGGTGTCTCCGGTTAGATTCTTCGCGCCAACAGGGCATGGCAGCGTGTAATCGTCGGAGGGGACGATCAATCTCATACTGACTGTTTCACCTGCGGTGGTTGTACCACTATCTTGCACTGAGAGGTATATAGTGGCGGTTAGAGGGGGTGTAAATGTTGCTAGAGAGAGTTGTATCCCGTCTGAGGATTTAATCCTGATCTGCCCCGTTGGGCCAATCAAGTCAATCCCGATACGGAAGGATGTGATCGGCGCAGTTCTCTCGGAAGCGTAAACCCCCGTCCCCCCAAGGATGTTTCCCCCAAACTCATCGTTTGCTACATATACTGAGGTAGCACCAGCCGGTGTGCCGTTTACTGAGTGGAGGATACCCAGTGTTAATGGATCAAAGAAGGCTGCGCTAATGCCTACAATTTCTGCTTCAACTGATAAAATATCGTCAGCCGTCACAGTAAGCATTTGTGGGGGCGAAAAGACATTCGCTGAATTAGGGAGAGCGAGTGCTAATGCGCCCGTTGCGTTTTCCGTGTAGGTGTATTCAGCGAGAACATAATCGGGGGCGGTAGTTGAGAGTGTCCCGTATCCAAACAGCGCAGCGACCGTGCCGTCGTCGTTCAGCGGGTAGCCCAACACAGGCGGAGGCGGAGGAACAATCCGCTTGACAAACCAGTCAGAATCAAACGCCATCGAATACAAGCCTGTCGTGCTGTCGTATTCCTCTGACCGCCAGCCGGTGATGTGACACTCGGTTTCGATTGCGTCACGAATTGCAGCGGAAACCTGTCGCACCGTGTCGATGGTTTTCGCGTAGCACTCGACCGTCACCGTCCACTGTTCGATGTTCGGGCGCGTGCCGAGGTAGTTCTCCGGTATCCCGCTGGTCGTCTGGAAAACAGCGTATGGCTTCAACTCATTTTGCGGCGCATTCCCGAAAGGAAAAAATCGCAGCGCCGACGAATCGCCGATCAGTGAAACGACCGTAGAGTCGGCAGCGCAGATGGCGAAGATTGGCGGGTAGTTCATGGGGTTTATTGTCGCTTATCGTGGCTGGCTGGCAAGTTCAATACTCGAAAACGATGAGGCCGCCGTCAGCGCCTGTGCCGCCAGCGCCTACCGTGTATGTTGCTGTGGTTTGGCCGGGTACAACGACGATTCGCTTTACGCACATACCGCCAGCGCCAGCGCCGCCGCCACCGCTAGATCCGAATGCGCCGTCAGTTCCGTTAGCACCATTTCCGCCCCAGACTGCACGCGTGCCGCCTGCGCCGCCTGCGCCGTCTGTGCCGCCAGTTGCGCCGCGCTGCCCGGTGATATTTATGTCTCCGTTTGTGGCCGTGCCGCCTGCGCCGCCTGAGCTGCCTGCGCCGTTGCTACCAGCGCCACCTGTGTAGGTAACGCCGTTGTAAACAACAGTGCTCGCGCCGCCGGGAGACCCACCAGTCCCGCCGCACCCGCCGCCGACGTAGACATTAAACGCCGTAACCCCAGCCGGAATAGTCCACGTCGCCCCCGTGCCAGTCGTTTTATATTCCCGCACCGGCACCTGAACAATCGGCGCATTAGTCCCCCGCTCGGCAATCGCAACAGGATTGCGGTCTAAACCTGTCGCCGTGCCAGTGGTGAAAATAACATCAGCGCCAAGGTCTACACCTGTTAGCGGGTCGTATGCTTGTGGCATCAGAATATCCTCTTGCCCGGAGTCCCGTCAGACAGGAACCCGGAATTGTTTGCAATGAAAACGTAAGTCGACTTTTGATCGTCCGTCGCGGTCGCCCACGTCGTTCCAGCAATTGAATCAGGCGCAATCAAACCGTAACGGTCACTGACAAAATCCTGACGGGCGCGGTACTTGACCGTGTTTCCGCCGTGGTCAGAACGCACGATACGCATACGGGTTAGTTTTACCGCGCCTTGCATGTCCATCACAGCAGGACTATACAGGTCGATGAAGTCGCCCGTCTCTAGGTCGTCATCCTTGCGCGCCAATTCCAGATTTACGACAAATGGAACAGACGACCGCGCAACAACTAACCGCTCGGCAATCCGCAGCACCGTAGCGCCGGGACTCGCCGCGTGCCATGTGCCGAAGATTTCCTTTGTCCGCAGAGAGCCAAGTTCAACACTGCTCGCACTGTCGCCGTCAATGTAATTGCGACCGTCGCGGTAGTTGGTTTTCTCGTCGTCCTTTTTCGTAGGGTCAATTTGCCCGAAGTAAAAAACGCAGTCATTTACAAGGTTATCCGTGTCGTCACTGACAACAAGTGACGCCTTAACAATGTTTTCGTCGTTGTCGATTATCTGCACGGACTCGCCAAGCGCAGCCGGGCGAAACACCTCAAAGCCGAACTCTTGGTCAACGTCCTTCCACCACAGTCCCCAGCAATTCGATTGCAAAAGTATTTCGCTAACCTGCTTGCTAACACCGACAGGCTCCGTCACAAGTCGCGTCAACGTCTGCGAGCCAAGCCAGAAAGTATAAAGAGTAACCCATGACGAAACTGGAACCCACGCGCTAGGAACGTCTGCGCCCAACTCCAACTGATAACCAATAATCGTAGGCGGCAGCATGTCGTCATACCACGCGCATTTCTGCACGTCGTCGCCTATGTCGTGCGCTTCTTTCGTCGTGGTATATGGGCCGGGAGTAGTGCGCGATACGCCAGTCAAGCGAACACCGCCGGTAACGATTGTTGTGCCGCTGTACTGCACGCACTCGCCTTTCATCCGTACCGCGCTTACCGTCTCAAACGGATAAAGGTCATACTCGGTCGTGTCAGTCGTGAGAATTTCCAGCGTCGTGTGTGACGACACGTCTGTCATCGCGGTATTCAGCAAGCCGGTAGATTTTCGAGGAAACTGCGACCTCTTGTCATCGGCAAGTTTAAGAGGGTCTTTCGCCTTGATGGATATGCCAGCCCGTGCACCAAAGCCTGTAAGTGTTTCGACGACGTAGTAACGGCAGCGCAGGTTCACAAGGCTAAAATTGTCGTGCAGGTATCCCGTGTACCAGCGAAGGTTACGGCCTTGATAGAACGGCCATCGCGCACGCAGTCGCGGCCAGAATGTACCACGCTTCAATGCGCTGACAGGCCGCGTGCTGACATACGGGTCAATGCCAACGTCGTCATGTGGTGCGTCGAAACACTTGACCGTCAGACTGCCAACCTTGCCGACGCCATCCTCCGGCGTAACGTCGCCCGGATCGAACGTCACAGAATCCAGCAACGGGATAAAGTTAAATCCGGCAGGCAACGCGCTTACCGGCGTGCAAAGCGAAATAGTGAGGACGTTGTTTGTTTCGTCGTAACTTGTCGGTTGTTGGCATGACTCCCAACTGTTGACGCACTCTGTTCCGACCGCACCAGTAGCCCCGCACGACGAATCACCGAATACATGGATGCACTTGCCCACGTCGATTTGCACGACGTCGATGCGCTCGCCGCCCGGCTTCCGCTTGTCCGTGTTGTAACTCACGGGCTTGGGCCTTCAATGGTGAACGAAACACCCATGCGAACGTGCGATGCGTAGTTGACTGCCGGCGTTCCTGTGACCATGCCGTAGATTAGCTCTTGCGGGTAGGTCACTGGCCGCCATGCAAAACACACACCCTCGGTACGCATCAGTGGGCGAATCACAGTCCACACAGACCGCACCCAGTCGGGCGGCATGATCGACCATGACAGAGCTTCGCTTGCCATGCTGCTGATCAACTGCGAGCCGAGGATCTGTCCGCCTTCAGAAAACGTGTTCGTGTAGGTGTCCATCGGGTTCAGGTAGGCAGGCGCGTAACCAACGGGTGGGCAGTACGGCATGATGGTCGCCATGCCTGCCTTCACTGTGGCGACATACGCCTGCGCGCTGTTGCTGTCACCGTCAACCGTCAACCGCACCGAGTCAGTCGCAACCGTGTCCAGAATCCACAGCAGGCACTCACGCTGCCCGGTGGCGACCGTCGCAGGCTGGCCGATGGCTACCCATGCCGACCCGCTCCAGTATTCAGGCTGGAACAAACAGCCGCCGCCGTCACTGATGTACGCCATGACGTAATTGATCTGGCCGTCCGTCGGCGTTGCAAACTCCGCACGCACCCATGCCGGCAACGTAGGCGGTGCCCACGCGCTGTACGTCTGCGGGCCGCGTATCGCTTCGGCCTCATAACCGACAAGCGCGCCAGACGCAGTAATAACCGAGTCCGTCACTTCGTTCAGGATGCACAGCCAAGGCTTCTGTCCCTGCGTGCCGGTGTAGTCGCTGCTGTCAATACTCATGCTGTCAGGATCGTCACTTTGCCCATGCGTCCACCGGAGTCGGCCATACGCTCGCCGACCATGTTCATAATTTCCGCAACCTGCTCCCATGACGGGAGCCCCTTGCCTTCAATCGTCACCTCGATAGGCGGTGCCTGCCGGCCTGCTGTGGCTTGGCCGTCTGCTAGAGCCGGCACGTTTGGAGTGGTAACTCCTGCGGTTGGAACTCCGCCGCCACCGCCGCCACCGCCACGACTTCCGGCGATAGCCTCGCTCGCCATCGCAGAACCAAACGCAATCGACACACCAGCAAACGCAGCGCCTAGAATCGGGCCGCCCAACTTGCTGCCGAAAGCATAAGCATTGATCGCTGCGACTTTAGTTTGCAGCGCAATCGTGAACAACGTATCCGCCAGGTTCAGCGCCCGCGCAACCTTCGACGCCTTGCTATTACCACGCGCAATCGCGTCTAGACCCTTCTGGAAAAAATCAGCGTTTTTCTGGTATTCCTTTTGCTTGGCATCGGTGACTTTTGACCATGCTTCTGCTGTTGCTTCTGCTGTGGCTGACTCGCCGGCAATCTCGGAAGCCCAACCTGCGCGCTTCAATTCCAGCATCTTTTCCTGCGCTGCCAATTCTTCTTCATATCGCTGGGTCAGAATCTGGTCGTGCGTCATTGTGACTTCTGGCATCGGGACATCTACGCCGCCAGTCGGACTGGTCGCCATCGAATCGACACCGGGATCAGTGGGCTCGCTGTTCATGCCGTCCCATGACATGGTTACAACTGGCATCGGAACTGGCCGTTCCATTGCGCGTTTGCGCACATCGTCAAAAAACTTGTCAGCCTCGGCATTTGCCCAAGGTGCATCAAGAATATCGGCGTACTCTTTGCGAGCCTGCCCGAAGTCCTTAATCTGTTTCTTGAGAGTTTCAGAAACAAGGTCTAGTTGTTTCGTGAAAGACTCATCTGCGCGGATGTTAAACAGACTCTTAAGCGCGCCGCGCGCAACGAGCAGCGTGCCAATGAACCCAGAGACAACGACCTGCGCGCCCTGAATCGAAATGTCGAACGTCTTAACCGTCAGGTTTACACCACGAAACGCGTCAATTGTGTAGCCGATTGACTTGATGATTCCCTCAAATACATCAAGCGCAACGTCTCCGAATCCCTTGGTATCTTTTGTCGCGGCCAGCATCCTTTCAGAAAACACACTGACAACAGGCGCGAACGAAACAGCGAGCTGCGTGCCTAGCCCTTGCAAGGCAAACTTCATCGACGAAATATCATCTCCAGCCTGTTCGATTTTTGCCACGTCAATTTCTGATATTGCAATTCCGAAACGCTCGATCTCATCGGCTGCAACTTTCATCGACTTGCCTTGCTCGGTCAGCAGCGGCAGCATCTCCTGACCGGCCTTGCCGAACAGGTCTTGCAGAAGCGCGGCCTTTTCCGTTTGCGTTGACAGACCATCCATCGCTTCTGATAGCAAAGCAATTCGGTCTGGCAAGTTCATGCGCGCAACATCAGCAGCAGTTGTGCCAAGTCGTGCGAGCGTTTCTATTGCCGCCTTGTTTCCGCCCTGCGCCTCGCCTATCACGTTGTTCATGCGCTTCATGTTTGACGCGAGCATTTCAAACTCTACGCCAGACAAGTCAGCAGCACGCGCAACTTGATTCAGTTCGTTGACGGTAGCACCAAGCTGTTTTGCAAGGTCAGCTTGCCGACCGATTGCATCAATCGACTGCACAGCCATCGCAGCCAATGCAGCGCCAACCGCACCAGCAACCATGACAGTTTGCGCGCCAAACTTCGCAACCGCATCAATCGTCGCGGCAGTCTCTTTGCGTATCTTCTGGTTTGTTTTTTCCGCCTGACGTTCAGCCGCCGTCATGCCCTCGCGGAATCCGCCAGTCTTGGCAACGAGGTCAAGCGTGAGAGTACCTAGCGAACGACTAGCCACGGGTTGCACCTAGCACGGCAGCAATATCGTCCACACTAGCAAAACCTGTATCTTCGTGCGGCGTGAAGTCGCTCATGTCAGCCTTACCACCTTGCGACCTGTTAAACATCATGGCAAGCAACGCAATACCGCATTCAATGCGCCTGCCTACGTTCAGGCTCCCTCGCTTCCTGACATACGCAAACCATTGCAAGGCTTCAGCGTATGTCAGATTTTCCTTCGCTTCAGCAATCGTCCGCCCACCGACACCGGCTAGAACTAACTCGTACCAGACCTCTTCGTCCGGCTCGATGGGCTGGGCTTTTTTGGCACAACCCCTGCGGAATTGATAGCCTCAATCAGCGCCATAGCAAGCGCAGGGTGCAGACTGAATGCCTGATCATACGTCATTTTTTCCTCGGCATTTTCACCGAGTCGAATGCACGCAGCAATCGCAGCGGCCTGCGCCGATGTGATCTGTTCCTTACTCTCACGAAACGCTGTGTCGATCATCCCGTATGACGGCTGAATGACGAACACGTCAAACTTATCTGTTACCAGTTTGCCGGTTTCGTCATCAATGTGCGTCCACTCGACGGCGCGTTTTTGCGCACCTCCAGAGACAAACCCGCCGCGACTTTGTAGGTCAGCAAGCCTCATCATGCGTTAAACCTTCGGAA